ACGACTATCCGTACGGGTTCAGACTTCGATGCAAAATAAGATACTGGCTAGACCACGACTCCCGAAAAGGGACCCGCTTCTTTTCTCAAACCACCAACCCCAAGATTCAAGGCCGCGAGGTATGGAATAAACCGAAAGCCTCCACCTATGCTTATATTGCTGGCTGTATATTTCTCGACGAGGAAGGCTATACCCAATGGACGGGATTGACCGAATATTCATCAATCGAACAATCGAAGACCTGGCTTGAAACCTACGAAGAAGGGCTACCGGAAGCGATCAAAGAACGAGTAAAAACCTGGATTCAGAAGAAAGAAGCATTTCAGAAGGCCCTGGATGAAGGAAAAGTTAAAATCACGATAAGCTCAGGATACCAGAACGCTTAACCCATAGCTGGCCTATCGGCTGGACGGGGAGAAAGGACTGCTAAAAATGACAGTATATCCAGAAGAATTTATAAAAGCCTATGATGTCAAAGAGAAAATGTTCCGGGATAAGGCAGCGCGCGACACCGAAGCCCTGCAATTAAGAGAAGATGGATGGAACGTCACCGCCAAGAAATTCACCTTTGACGGCGACGAACGGTTTTTTATAACCGCCCAGAGGAAGAAGGGAGATTGATAAAATGAAAAAATTCAACCCTACAAACGAAATGATTGAAGCAGCTAAAACCGTCTTTATGACAATGGCCTACACCGAAACCATTAAACCCATTATTGCCAAAGAATGGACAGCAAAAGGGATGCAGGATCAGATCATCCTGAACCCCGATCAAACCTACCTCTTACAAGATTCAGACTTCCAGGTTTATCTTCAAGAGACATTCAAGGCACGGGATAAGGCAGGGTTAAGGGTTGACAACCCCGAATTTTGCCCTTTACTTGTGGCCGAGGACTTACAACGCCAGGCCGAGCGCGCCCTCATAGAAGCAATGGAACCAGTGACCCACCTGGAACCCGCCCGACTCTATGGCGATAATCGGAAAAAATTTCTTGACCTAACCCTTAAATTACTCGCTCCGTTTGTGGGCAATGCAAAGGAGATTTTAACCCCATGACTCAAGTTTTCCTTAGTCTAATTTTTGCGGTCATTATCCTTTGGACGATTTTTATCTTGACCGTTAACTTTAAACATTTTCCGGTTAAGTGACCGCTCCATGAAGGGAGGATAAAAGATAATGGAAAAACCAAGAATAGTAATCACCTTAGAAGGAGGACTCATTCAAGGAATTACAAGTGATCAACCTGTTGAAATCTTAGTGCTAGACTTTGATGCATCTGATTTCGGAGGGGAAGATGACGACATCACCACAATAGAGACATACCCAACGGGGAAGGTAGAGCAAATATATAATACCTGCCCTTATAAAGCCGATATATCAGAGGATTTTGTAAACCATTTCTTTAAACAGTTTTAAGGAGAAATTGGGAGTTATGCAAACCTTCACACACCGCGATAAAACCTACATCACCATAAACGGGAAAGACTATTTCCTTGTCAGGGGATACCAGGAGGGCCAGCGATACCGATCCGACTTCGCTTTCATTCAAGTCTACGGTAAAACCCCGCTCCACCCCGAAGACCTACCCGCCGACTCCTGGGCTCTCATCAAGACAAAAATCAAAGCAGATCCGCCCTGGATATTCACAGCCTACAACCCTAAATTTTTCGACTATGACGGGGTTAAGGAAGGTATTTACAAAAAGCTCATCTTTATGGGTATGACAGAGAAAGCCAGTCTCTATGTGGCTCTTGACCGGATACGCCAAATCTATCGGCTAAAGGTGTCTGATGAAGCCCTGGCGAAGTTAACCTGTAGGTTGATGAAGGAAAAACCATATTACTTTGAGACCGTCCAAGATCAGGGTAACTCAGGGATACCAGCGATTCAAATCGAGTTTGACCAATGGAAAATGGACGGGGAGAAAGCACGGGAATTGCTTGGAATTAAGGAGACAAGAGAATAATTTTTTGATATAATTTTAAAAACGAAAGGAGATTGAAAGATGAAGAAGATTAGAATCGCCGAGCATAATGGTAATTATTTTCTGATTGGGCCTGATGGCTATACTACCACCAGGAAGAATTGGAAACTCAAAAAAGATGCAGAGAAGGCTCTCGAACGAGAGCAAAAACTTGAAGATGCTGGAAAACCCTCTAAAATGATTTGGGAATATTAATTGATTGGCTGACCTATCTTAATGATGGGTGGAAAAGCTAAAAAATTTTGTAATATAACCCTACAAAATGTATAACCTATGACCAAAACAAGGGAATTATTCGGAATTAAAGAGAAAGGAGGGGATTGAAATGAACGAAGAAGAAAGATTTGATTGGATGAAGGAATGTGAAAGGTTGAAATCCATTAATGCCGATCTTTTAAAGGCTTTACAGGCATTAAGTAACTGGCCCTCAAAAAGCATGTGCTTTGATGGAGAAACATCAAAGGGATTAGAGGAAAATATGGCTAATGCCAGGAGATTTGCAAGAGAGGCCGTCGCCAAGGCAGGAAGGGGGATAAAATGAAGATATGGTATCAGGTCTACAGGGGAGAATATTTCTACACCTCGACGACAGACAAGCTGGAAGCCGAGGCAATAGCAGAAGAACTTCGTAAACAAGGCTATGACGTAGAAATTAAGGTAAGATAAGGAGATCACCATGTTTAGACCATGCTCAACCAGTCAACCTTGCCAAGCCAAGGAAGAACCAGTACTAACCGTCAGGGAGAGGCAGGCCGAGATTAAGCGGGCCTACCTTGAAGGCAGGATGGACCAGCGTCATGTTGTAATTGAATTTTACAGGATTTACAGCAGTCACTTTCTGGCCTTTCTCAGACTGATTGACCAGATGAATGATGAAGAGGTTAGCACAGTCTATGACAGATTAGGGATTCAGAAGATAATGGAGGGATAGGACAATGACCGAACCCGAGACCATACTTGACGACTCTGGACGGGAAGCCAATAAGGATTTAAATTTCCGCTTGTGGTCCAAAAGTAAACACGCAGGATATCTGACTCCCATGAAACTGGCGAATGTTTTATTCGCTATGGTGGTTAATTGCCTACCAAGCAATGATTTCATAAAAAAGTTAAAAGTCCTTGACCCGACTTGTGGAACCGGAAGACTTCTCTATCCATTTAAGAGGCAAGGAGCCAAGGTTTTAGGGATCGAACTGGATAAAGAGATATCATCGAAGGCAAAACAGTTGTTAGGAGGTGAATCTGTAAGAACAGGCAGTATCCTTGACTATGCCAAACACCTAAAAGGAGATTTTGATATAGCCGTCACCAACCCGCCCTTTGGGATTCTCTGGAACCAGGAAGAGACCGACTTTGAATTTGAGGACGGTTTATCCTATGCTAAGAACATTGAGAGCCAAAATGCAACGATCCAAATCTGTAAAGCAGCGTTAAACTATCACGGCTATCTCTTCGCCATTATTCCAACATCGTCTTTTACTAACACAAAAGATGCCGGTCTAAGGCAATACCTTTATAAGAACTTTAAAGTCCTCTTCAGAGTCACCATTAATGGACTATTTAAGGATGAATATAAAATCGATGTCCAGGTCGATTTAGTGGTTTGCAGGGTGAACCGTTATGACCATCACTGTTCATCAGGATTCAGAGAAATTGAGATTGACGCCAATGACCCGCTTCTTGAGAAGAAGATATTAGATGCTTGGTCTACAGTTAAAGGAGAAGGATTTGACAGATTTGCCCTCTCAGATTCAGAAATCGATGTTCCCTACCTCGACAACCTCGTTGAAATAAACACCATAAATAATGTGGAAATTACCGCAAGGGGAGTGAGGGGAGACCCGACCGCACTTGCCATGATGGATTTTTACAATGATACTCTGGACTTCTATAATCCGGTAGTTGGTAGACCCACCGGACTAACCGAAGCCTACCTTGAAAGTCCCGCACTCTGTAAGAGGGGAGTTGACAGGGCAGGGCAGGTACTGAAGCAATTAGGTTTTGACTTGACAATCAGTGACGCTACACGTAAGAAAATCGAGGTCCTAAAGGAGAAGTTTAAGTTGCTCTCGATCCCGCTCTATCCGCCAAAGGATCATCAGCTTTTGGCTTATTTCGACGAAAGAGAATACATCGCCAGGGCAGACGTCTATGATGAGGTAGAGGAGGGGAAGTATAGACAGGATCACCGGGACAATGGAAAGAATGGGAAGAATGGAAAACAGTTTTTGCTCTTTAAAAAAGGGAAGCAGTATCTAATCAGGCCCTCATGGGTTAGACAATCAGAGGTCACGGGAATAAATGTCATAGGGGAAGGCAATCAACAGAAAACTATCACAACGTCCATCGATCGGGGATTTTTATCAATCGAAGCAGAAACAGAATTAGGGAATCGGGCCTTTAGGGAACCCGAACCCTTAGAAGTAGCTCTATTCCTTGAGGCATTTCATTTACCGGAAGTGAGAGACATTTCAGAAGAAAAACCCGAACTGGTCAAGCAATGGAAAGATAAAATCATCAAGAAATATCCAGCCTTATCAGGAGATTTTGACTACCAAGCCGAGGATTTGGCCCGAGTCCTTACTAAAACAAAAAGCGCATACATAGGCTACGATATGGGTGGGGGAAAGACGCTCTGTTCATTTGTCTTTAATGCGATCCGCAATGTCAAGCGGGTCCTTGTGATTTGTCAGTCCTCATTGGTGGATAACTGGATTAACGAGGCCAACAAGTTTGGATTTAGAACGGTCAGACTAACAACCCACCATGCCATTGACCTCTTACAGCAATCCATCAAACGAGGGGATACACGGGAAGGAACGAACTTTTACATCACATCATATGAATTTCTTTCCCTTGATACAGGCAGAGTTTATGATCCCTGGAGCTGCATCAAGTATGACCAGGATGGAAATATTAAACATGAGGTACACGGCAACACCAGCCGGGTCTGTCAGGGATGTTCGACCGAATATGCCTCGACTCAAAAAGTATGTCCAAAATGCAAGGTTAAGGAAGAGTGGACAGGTGAAAACTGTACGAAGTGTGGGTATTCCGCTTATAAGTATTCATCGAAAGAGTCGATTAAGCAGTATCCCGCATATAAACGTATCAAAAAACTGTTTCGATCTGTCATCATTGATGAGGTCCAGCAGGCAAAAAGTAAAACCTCATTCCGAGGTCAGGCCGTCCGCTCCATCCATGCCAAATCAAGACTTGAATTGACAGGTACTTTAATGAAGGGATATATCACCGACACATTCTTCAACATCGGATACATCACCAGACACAATAACCCGCTATTCCCTTACCGATTTGACAGGAGAGGGAGTAAGATTTTTGCCGAGGAGTTTTCGACATTCGAATTTAAGGACATTGAATTTGAAACCACGCTTCACAAGGGGAGAAAGAAGGAATTACCAGAGGTGTCAAATCTTAACAGGTTTTGGAAAATTCTTTCGTCCTTTACCATCCGAAGATTGAAAGACGAAATGATTAAACTCCCAGAGAAACACAGAAGAATACTTGCACTTCCGCCGGACCCGGGACACGTAACCGAATACGGGATCGCGGTCGAGAAAGCAGAAGAAATGATCGACAGAGAGTTAAGGAAACCAGAAACAGAGGTAAACATGGGAGTAATCAGCAAAGCCCTATGGTCTATGAGATTCGCCGCCACCATTCCGAGAATCGCACCAGAGGCAAATGTTAAGGTCAGAAAGGCTATTGAGATCGTTGAAGAGGCCAGGGCCAAAGGGGAAAAGGTTCTGGTTTACTCAGCACTCAGAGATATGCAAGCGACCCTGCACAAATCGTTTGAGAATAGGGGGATTAATCATATTTTTGTACCCTCTACCATGCAGACCAAAGACCGATTCAAAAATATCAAAAGATTTCAGGAGGACCCCAACATCACCGCAATAGTGGCAGGCCTGAACGTCCTAAACCGAGGATTCACGATCAATGCTGCCAACCATGTTATCTTTACCGATGTCGAATATTCACCGGAAAGTACAGACCAAGCCGAGGACAGAGCACACAGGACAGGCCAGGAGAAACCCGTAACCTGTTATTATCTTTTGCTCGATTGGACACCAGAAGAACAAAACATTGATTTTAAAATGTATAATCTTATCACGCAAAAGAAGCGAGCTATCTCCAATGCCATTGACGGACGGGTAAGGTTCGGGAGAACGGCCAATGTATTGAGGGCAGGAGGGGATTATCTTGCAATCGCAAAGGCAATGACAGGGAAGGAAGAAGACCCCGTTGAATTTGAGTACGAGAAAGGGGAAGCGGCAATAACCGAACCGGAGCCTAAATTGAGCCCAGTTGTAGTCAAAACAGAGTCCAACGGAAAGTGGAATACCCTATATCATGAAGTTAATCGAAACCATAATCATGAAGCCAAAAAAGACGAGAAGCAGATGGAACTATTTTTTTGCCAAGAGACTATA